TCATCAGCATTAGGCAAGTCAGATAGATAAACCGTATCATTCACGCCAGCAATCCTAAATCCAGAAGAACGAATATTGTATCCAGTTTTTCTGTTTACTCTGATTGGGTTTCCATAGCAAATCTCATATTCTGTAAACTCATTAAGTCTTGCACGAAGATCACGACGCATCTCAACAGTTGTAATATTTGAAGAAATGGATTCGTGTGAGTTGTCAATCAAACCACCGAGTTTACTATATTTTAATCTTGCACCATATCTATTTAACTCAGTAGAATCAGCGTATGCCTGGAGATTTTCCTTGACAATCGCAAGAACATAGTTTGGACTTGGTGCTTGATTTGGGTTGTAATATACAGAAGAATCCAACTCAAGATAAAGATATTTCAGGTCAACAATCTCAGGAACAATACCTGCAACACTATATTTTCTTAACTCTCTTCTGAGGTTATTTTTAATTCCTTCAGGTACGAATGGACCGAACGATGGTTTGATGGTAATGTAAACTTTACCGTATCTTGGTGGATTGAGTTCTTCACCACCAAAGACAGATACAGATTCAGCTTCTGAATAGATCTGAGGTATAAGTGCTTCATAGTCATTCGCAGTCACCGCACGATTTTGAGATGCATATATTTTTGGAGCATACTTCTTGATAGAAGCGATAGATTCAATATTTGATCCACCCACTGCTGTTTGTGTAGTCGTGAGCAGTGATGTTGCCTCATTCACGACATTTCCATCATTATCAACTAATCTACCACTAAAACTAAATGTAGATGATCCATTGGCACTTTCACCGTGTGTTACATTATATGTAATGGTTATCTTTGCATTTGCTTCTAACTTCTTACCAAATACACCATCACCAAAGATTAACTCATATCTTTCATCTTCAATCTCTTGAATGAAGAAAACTCTTGATGATGATGTAACTTCAAATAAACTATTTGCTAATGTGTAGGTAACTGCTTGAAGTGGACCAGTTCCATCTTCATCAACACTTACACGAATCGAAGATGTATCAATATTTGCGTTATCAAGTATAAATCTCTGCTTTGGATTCGTTGTGCTAACAGTAAAGGTTTGTGTTAAGTAGGTTCCTTCATAAATGTCAACATCATTGAAGTATGCGATATTATCCTCTACAGGGACGGTAATATCTGCTGGTATGGTGAATGTATAGGAAGAGGATCCAGTGACCCTTGTAGTGGCAACTACGCCCCTCTTAAGAGTGATTTGAACTGGATTTGTGCTGAGGTTTGAAGTATCCAGAAAGAATGAAACGGTAGCACGAGCACCAGTTTTTGATCTGGGTACATATCCAATGTTTCTTGCTAGGGCAACCACATTTTCTCTTAAAGTTGCACTATCAATAAACACCTCATTGCTAACCATGTTAGCATTGTATGCACTAATGTAAGTATTATAAGCAAGAGTATCTATCAGGATCGCTAAGTTGGATCCTTCATAGTCAAAATCACTGAAATTTGAGTTAGTCCTCAAATAATCTTTGATTTGTGTTTTTATCTGGTCAAAGTCCAGATTTGTAAAATTTACTAGTGCCATTTATCGAACAGACTCTAATGCAAATGTGATCTCTTGAAGTGATTGTGATTGTCCAATGATTTCATATTGAATTGCACATTCAACAGTACCAGAGTCATTATTATGGAATACTTTGATTTCCCCTACAGATACTCTTGGTTCATAACTCACCAAAACGCCACGAATTCTTGTCTCAATGATACTAGCAGTGATTGAATCAAAGTTTTCAAACACTGCTTTCTGAATATCAGTACCAACTAGACGCTGAAACGGTCTTTCAGAGAGATTTGTCAGCACTAAATTGCGGACAGAACGCCCAATAGCATTTTCATTCGTCAAAGTTACCAAATCACCAGTGATTGGATGCTGACGAAATGAAAAACTAATGTCTTTAAACCCGCGACTAACTCCCTCTAAAGGCATTTATAGGAAAATACTATGATTCTGTCTTATTTAGACAGTATTTTATGATTAATCAACCCATCTTTCAACGAAATCATCGAACCCACCTGCTCCTCCACAGGGGCGAGACATCCTATTTTTAGGAACCTCATAACTTTTACAGTTTTTTAAGTACTTATCACTATCAACTTCGGTAATAAGAGTCATTCCAGACTTAATGAACTCTTGACTTTTGTCAACTTTTTGTAGTCCCATCGGTTTTTTCCTCTGATTTTGGTAAATCAGAACTTTTTTCGGGGTTGCTATCCCGTTCTTTTGCTGTTTTCCAGAAATATTCGTCTTCACGACCCATTCCAAGGCGGTCATTGCCGTTTTCTACCTGATACCACTGAGTTGAAACCTTAAAATCAGGCATTTTGGGATCAACAGGAGTCAAACTATTGTCAAAAATGCGTAATCTGTTGTTTGGATACAGTGCATATTGACCATTATTCAGTTCAATTAGGTTGTGAGACTTATGTTCTGCTGGATTTTCACTCGTTGCCCAATCAACATAGTCAGGATCATGATGATAGTTATCAATTGTACAGACATAAGTGCCTTTTTGAATACCATGATCTCTTGTATAACACTCAAAATCCATTGAACCAATGAATTTCTTATCAATACTTACTACACCATAGTCCATACAGTTCCAAAACTGTAGATTTGGAAGACTCATATCAGGATCAGGAGTCTCTGGACGAGACAAGAAGGCACTGATGGGCAACTTATCATACATTGCAGCATATTCTGGTAAATATGTCTCAAAATAAAAAGCGCGTCCAGGAATCGACTTAGCCGAAACCCAAACGCCCTTTACAAACTCTCCCCATCCACTTTGATGATCAGTTAGATATTCTTTCCGAACCCAAACTTCTTGTGAAGGAAGATTTGTGATTAAACAAGACATAAAACACTCAGTTTCTATATCTATTTACTTACCTTGACCTCTGTACTTTTTACGAGCGGGGTTACGAGATGTTGCCGCATACTTCGTATTCTTTGAACTCCCCTGACGAGTTGTTTTGGGTTTCCCCTCAACATGATTACCACCAGAAAGTGAACGCTTTGCCATAATAACTCCTTAGAAAATACTTAGATCAGATAACACGAGTCTTTTCGTGCCCAACGCGGATACGAGGATCACACCAGGTCACAATACCTGCTGCCTTTGCATCCAAACAGAAGGACACATCTTCTCCACACATATCCTGTACTTTACCATCCTCAAAGGTTTGCATCTGAGGAGCGAACCAAGGATAAGTCATCTCAGGATGCTCAAAGACACCGTTCTTGATCATGACCCAACCGAAACCAGTGTAGTCAACAGTAAAGGGTTTACGACGCTTGCTCATGGTCTCACAGGTCTCGTGATTCATAACACCACCGTTCTTACGGAAGTCTTCTTCATCGAGCCAGTGAGCGACGCTGGTAGTATGTCCGTCTTCGGTGGCATACCAACCTGCTGCGATCATTCGCTCATCTTGAGGATTGCCGTCTTTGTCAGGACCAGGTACTGCGAGATCACACAGTTGCCAGAACTTCTCAGTGTTGAATACAATATCATTATCAATCCACAACTGATAATCATACTGCAGTTTGCCGTCCCAAGGAATCTGATTGGGACCACGAAGAACATTTGCACCCAAACACTTACAACGAGCAAAGTTGACCATCGAAGAATAATCTTGACTGATCTGAATACTCATACCGTTCTGTACCATGTCAAAGCACAGTTGTACAAAGTTCTTCAGAAAGATATAAGAGCATCCTCGACCAGGAAGACAGAACACAATGCTCTTGCCCCGCATACGCTCTTTGATTGCCTCATAGTCCCACTCAGGACCTTGCTCCTGTTGAGTCTGTGCAGTTTTTACTTTAAATCCTTTTGCCATAACTTTGAGTCACTTCAGTTCAAGTTTAACTTCTTATCTAGTCATTGTCAAGTCAATAAGACTGTTCGGTTTCCCTCTTAATCTCTGTCATTACTGGGAGAATCTCGTGAATATCTAACTGAACTTCTTTTTTCAGTATTCTTTCACGCAACTCATCATCTGACAAACTATGGGCAATGACCTCTGTATTCCTTTTTGTTTTACCGTAGACATGATACACGGTGTCTTCCACAGCGTTTCCTCTCGGTTACCTTATGTATAAACCCTTAAGGGGTCAAAATTTTCTGGGCGATTTTTTTCTATGGGCGGGTTTTTGAGTGCCTTTTTGGTCCTCAGAATTTTTTATTCGTTCGATATTTAGAGGTCGATTTGGGTTCGTTGTAGGTTAGGGTAGTTAGCGATTTTTATAACCGCAACGCCGCCCACGGCGTAACACATAAGGACCCTAATACTGTCCAAACACGAATATCCGTGTGACGAATATCCGTGTTCTTCAGTGTGACTCTCAGACCACAATATCCTCCATAATACTATCAACGGTCTCCACCATAATAGCGACCATTTCTTCTACTGAGAATCCCTCAACTTTGCAGTGGAGATTGTTAACGCCAACTGCAATCTCACCGATAGTTCCGTATGCTCCCTGGTGTGCAATGTGCAGAATACGATGAATCGGGTTGCCTGCAATCACACCAGCACCTGATGCAAATGTCACATAAGTTGCATAGGGATTGATAGCACGAACGATGAAATTGTTTTTATACCAGCGTTCGATAGCGTTGCCTTTATCGCCTTGTTTCTTACTCTCAAAGCAGGCAATCAGTTCCCCATTGTAGAACCAAACTCCCCCATCAGGAGCGCAGGAACCGATACCCCCAGGGATGTCAGATTGCTGCAGTTTCTTATCAATGGAGAGACCAGGATATTTGGCAGAAAGTAATACAAATGCCAGGTTCATTGCAGACTTAGCATTATCATCCATTGCCTTAGATTGCTCATCGAAAGCAACAGTGCCCTTCTGGATTCCGCCTTTGAAAGTGTTGTAATGTGCCATGAGATTGTGATGAGGAAGGGTTAA